ATACCTTTAGTAAAATCACTTGAAATTGTTTCTGAAGCTTCAGAAAGATTGTCAGCTTGACTTTTAAAAGTAGCTTTTAAATTTGCATTTAAACTAGTAAGTGCATCATTTAATGCAATTAGTTGTTCTTGTGTGTTTTTAATGTCGTCTGCCATTGTCAAAGTTTATTATATCGAACATAAATATGAAAAAATAAAAGGTGCTTGCGCACCTTTATTATAGATTATATGTAGAAGAAGGATTAATATTAGGTCGTGAAGGTTTACCATCACCTACATTTGATTTACCTTTTTGTTTGTCTATTTCTTCTTGTTGTTTTTTATTATGTTCATTAATTTTTTGGATGTGGTATCTTCTCATCCAAATAGGCATATTATATACTTCAGAGTGTATAAATCCACCACCACCATGGAACACTAAATCATGTATTTGAGTAAATAATAAGCCTCTATACTCAGGCGTCAGGCCAAAAAAAGTTAATACCGATAGGAATTGGGATATTTTTTACATTTCCTCTACTATCTTCATATTCATATGATAAATCTATATCTGGTTGTATTTTATTAACATATTTTCTTAATGCTCTTGAATCTCTTGCAAGTAATTTAGTATCTACAAATTCACGAACTGTTGATTTTTCATAATCGCCATTTATAGAAGTAATTAGATGTTTTACTCGTGTGGACAAATCAGGAGATGAATTTTTGTTAATTTTCTTTAAACCTTTAATTTCATTTTCGATGTTTGTTTCATCACCATGTGTTAAAAGTTTAAATGTAATTGTTATCTTAGAAGCGGGTAATTCAAATGAAAATTCATTTTTACCATCAGTAATTAATGATTCATTTAATGGTTTATCTTTAACTTCTGTTAAATCTATTTGAATTGTTTCATTTCTATACTCAAATTCATAATCACTACCATATCCTAAAATGCGAGCTGCAATTAAAACTGCATTTTTATCACCTGTAAGTAAATCATTAAAATTAATCGGGGTAACTATAAGAGATTGGAGTAATTTATCTATAACTGTGCCATTTTGTATTAAATTTTGATTTGTAAGAATATCTTCTTCACGGGCAGTCATATATTTCATTTCGATTTCTCCCTTTTTTAAAGGATTTCCTTCTGGATATAATAAACCTTTTGAGGGGAGAGTAACCATTTCGGTTGGGAATTGTTGTTCCATAACTTTTTTATTAAAACTTGTTCAGATATACATATATAGAAAAAAGAAAGGACGTCATAAAATGACGTCCAGCCTCGCAACTTCGGGAGAGAAGTATATTTTAGTAATTTAAGATGGCATAATCCATTACTATTGTTAAATTGATGTTTGCGGGTGAATCTGATGCCCAATCCATTTCACCAAAGTTAGCATTTTGTACGTAAGCACCTTTTAAAATCCATTCTTCAACAATATCACCTACAGGTCCTAATGCGTTAATTCTAATGTCTTTTTTATAGAAATCAGAATAACCATCTCTACCTGTAACTGACTCATGTGACAAACGAACCCATTCCATTACTGCTTGTGCACCTGATGGTGTTACTGGATCATAAAGATCACATGTAATGTTGTCCCAATTTGCTTTACCTTTGATTTTTCTTTTCACATTAATGTGATCAAGAACTACTTCACCAAATGTAATACTTGGTCGAGATACTTTTTTAATTAAGTAAGCTGGGATTCCGTCAATGTACATTATAAACCTATTTTGTAATTTAGGTTCAAATGCTGTGAACATGATTTCGTTTGTATCTAATATTGCCATCGTTTGTTGTTTTTATTCTATTATAAATATATAATCTTTAAGTTCTTATTCGAAAGTTGCTCCAGTAGGTAACACATTAAAGTCAAGAACTATAAATTCAGCTGTTTTGGTTGGTTGTAAATAAATAGCACCTACTAATTGGTTTCTATCTACAACATCTGCTGTATTATTATTTTCATCCATTTGTACTCTAAATGAATATAATCCTTGTTTTTGTTGTACTGATTCTAAGTATGGATTAACTATATTTAAGAATCTATTACGTGTTGCATTTGTATTTTGTTCAAATACTAAGTATCTTGAAGAACTTGCAATAAATTTCTTAAGTGCAATTAATAATCTACGAACATTAATTCTGTCTAGTGCTGTTGATCTTTCTTGAAGTGTCTTTTGACCCCAAATACAAACTCCAGTTTGTGGGAAGGTTGCGATTGGGTTAATTTTAGCGTTGTATAAACGATCTCTTTCAGCTTGGTTTAGTCTTACTTTAGCTTCAAGTACATTTCCTAATACACCTCTATTTAAACCTGCAGGTGCAAACCATTCTGCTGCTATTCTATCTGAAGCTGCAATTGCTCCAGGAACTATTACTGATGGTGGTACTAATACTGGTCTATTTTTTGCAGTATCAAGTACTTTAACCCATGGATAATAAACAGCAGCATAATTACTATCTAAACCACTTGCATCATTAATAGCTGTGTTTACTGAACTATTATATTCTGTTAAGTCCATTACAAAGAATGTGTCTCCTCTTTCTTCACACATGTCAATACCTGCATTTGTTACTGAAGGGTGAAGAGATTTAATTACACCTGGTAATGCTAACATATTAATATCATATTCATCTTGATTAGAAAGAATATCGATTGCTTTTTTATATCCTTTATATCCTGCTTTATTAGCTCCACTTAAATCAAAACCATATAAATTAGTACCGTTTGAATAATTAGCAGCTAATGTGCTTTCATTTCCTACAAATATTGGTGTATGTGGTGCAACACCATCATCTCCACCTTGGAAACAAACTGTAAATTTAAGTTGGTCTGCTGTTGGACCATTTGCTCCTGTAGAATCAATTGAAGCACTTAATGAACCTACCCATAATGAAGAACTTGGGTGACCTGAATAGTCTTCAACATTAAATTCTCCAGCTACGTTAGCTTCTGCTGCAGGTGTTGAATATATTGGTTTTATAAAATTACTATTATCTACTGTTTTATCATCAAATTTCCATCCTAAATATCCTCTATTACTATAATTTCCACCTATTTGTTGAACACCTTCATATGATGCTGAAGGGATTACTACCGTATCAGCAAAAATATTTGAAGGGAGTGGATTATTTACTGCTGTAAATCCTTTAGGTGATAATTTAGGTGAGAATGCTTTAGAAGATACTCCTTCTGCTACTTCTACTCTAATATACTCAGAAACATTCGGGAAATTACCTAAAATTTCTAATTTACCTAAAGTATCATTGTAATCTGGGTATCTATCACCAATTACTCTTGAAAGGTAATTTGGTGAATCAGGATCTAAATTACAATTATTATATTGTTCTAATATGATTGGAGATTTATCTTTATCCCCATAAGCTCTTACTATTACTGAGAAAGTTGAATATTGTTCTTCACCATCTATATCAGCTGGTTCTCTTAAATTAACAATAGAAATTTTATAATCAGTATTGCATTTAGTACCATGTCCTAAACTATGGAATTTAAATAATTCTTTATTACTAGATTTTTGTGATTTAATAAATGGTGTAGAAGCATATGAATATCCTTCTGTTTTACCTAATCCAGTATATGCTAAATCAGCTGATTGAGTAATTATTATAAATTCTCTGTCTGAATGAATACCACTATATCCTGACACATCAGTTCCTTGTGTTGTAACAGCAACTGAGGCAGTTGTAGATGTAGTAAACTGATTAACAATATCTACTGTTCCACCAACTTCTGTTGGGGTTACTGTAATTATTAAACCTGTGGAACCTGTGGCTGCTGAAAATGCTGCTAAACCATTAATTGCATTAGCCATAGCATTAGCTAAAACTGATCCTGAAATTTCTCCGGCTGTGTCTAAAGATGATATATCTGCCTGTACTAATGATCCTGTTAAACCTACACCCGCAGCTAAAGTACCATTATCACTTGTAAATACTACTGTATGTCTATTATCATCCGAATCAGATAATACTACTGCACGACCAAAGGCTGCTATACTTTCTATACTAGCTGATTGAAAATTAGAATCAGCAAATGTAATTGTTGAAATTTCTTTAGTTGTAGATGCTACTATATCTTTTTGGAATTGTTTAAAATTCAAATATCCATACCCACCTACATCATTAAATGTTGTAACACTGTCTTTACTATTATTAGGATCATTACCTATTTGTTTAAATAAATAATTTCCATTATTAGGATTAATAGAAGCAGTAAATCCTTTTTCTGTAACACTAGTACCATTTAAAGTTAATCTAAAATTAGATCCAAAAGAACTTGCTTCATTATTAGTAACTGTAGTTGTTGATAAGTTAGGAGTGCCTAAGTTTTTAGAAGGTAGTATAGCACCTACTAATACATTACCATCAGAACCTGATACTGCTAAACCTACAATAGATTTGTCAGAAGAACTAAATGTATAACCACCACCTGCTAACACTCTTGTTACGGTAACTGATCCAGCATTACGTAAATATTCACGAACTGTTTGTGGTACGAAGGTTTCTGAACTGAAGCTACCAAATTTTCTTTCATATTCTGCAAAGCTTCTTACTACTGTGGGTACAAAAGCAGGTCCTTTTACTGTAGGTCCTACAATTGCTGCGCCTATCGCGCCTACTCCTTGAGGTAAAAAAGAAAGGTCATTTTCTCTTGTAAATACCCCTGGTGAAATTATTTGTTCTGCCATCTTAAATTAATTTATTTAATGATTTTATAGTGTTATCATCGATTATTCTAATATAAATATAAAAGAATACTTTAAACCTAAATTAAAATAAGAAGAAAAATATTATTCTGTAGGTGTAAATTCGCCTGTTTGGATGTCGATACTACCTTTTCCGTATTTATCAGAAAGTTGTTTAGCTATGGTTGCTTCTTCCTGTTCTAATTCTTTAATTTGGTTTTGAAGAAATTTTTCTTGTTCTTCTAATCTTAATTTACTTAAATACAATTGACCACATTTAAGGGTTGCTTCTTGTGACTTAGATTGAATTGATTTTAAAGTAGTTAATTCTTCTTCTGTGAATTTTTGTGCTTGTTTTACAGCCATAACTTTTATTATTTTAAATTATTTATTATTCTTATATACATATATAGAAATTAGAAAGACCCACCATCAATGTCAGTAGCTGTTATACTACTTCCACTTATTGTTCCTGCAACTGTTAAATTTCCATCATTATCTACTTTTAATAATTCTACTCCTGGAGTAACATTTGCAATACCTGTGTCTTTAAATATACGAAATTCAGAATTATCATGTGAATTTGCATTGTCCATTAATATATCAAATCCACCATTTGTTTTAATGTATGGTGAATTTGGTAATGGGTTTAGACCAAAATCATTAGGAAAACCCCCATGCATCGATATACCTGATCCTGTTGTAGGGTTAGAAGTTAAAAGGCTATAAAAGCCATCTTGAGCTATTTTAAAACCTTTAATTGTTTCATCTAAACCTGATCCTGATGTTGTTGTAACTCTTTCAGTAGCATCATCTAATAATTGTAAAATTGCATCTGTAGTAGTTTGATCAAATTGATTTCTTCCTATAATTTTAAAAAGTTGATTATTAGATTTTATAAATAAATCACCAGTAGTAGTATTTAGTACTAAATCATTAGGACCAAATTCATTAACTCGAGGGTCTCTATTTTTGGTGATTATTCTACTCATTATCCTAATGTTAATATTGCACCTTCAACCTTTGTTGTAGTAGCACCAGGGGCAATTGTTATTGCTAAAGATTCACCTAAAGCACATGTCCAATCTGTAATGTCTAATGCTGTGTCACTGTCTCCAGCTCTAGATAATAAAGCAGCTGTAGTTGCACCTTGAGTTCTATAAGCATTTACACATCCAGAAATTGCTCTAGCACTATTAGTTTCAACCTGTATATGTGTTACTCTTTTTCCAGAAATTCCTGGCCATGTAGCTATTAATGTTCCTGCACGATTACTAATTATAGTACCATCTGGAGCAGTTAATGAAGTATAATCCATACCTACAAATGCACTTGCAGGAAGAAACACTTTATCTGTACCTCTATCATCGTATACACCTGCATCATTACCTGCTGCACCCGCAGCACCATTAGAACCATTACTACCATTAGAACCATTATTACCTGCAGGACCTTGTGGGCCTGTAGCTCCTTGGGGTCCAGTGTCACCTGTGTCTCCTTTAGCTCCATCACCAACTTCTGATCCTAGGTAACGATGAAGTTCTTTTACCTCGTCATTTAATATTTGTAATTTATATAACATGGCACGTTCGGCAGGAAACACTTCCAGTTCCATATGTTTACCTTCATTGAATGAAGAAGACATTGCTGCAAGTTTAGCACCATCTGTTATTTTATGTCTATCTAAATTACTATCTCTATTACTTTTTGCCATAATTTTATACTGCTTCTATTGTTATATATCCACCATAAACTTCTTCACCGGAAGCTTGGGCTAATTCTAATAATAAATAATTTGTTGTGGTACTAGTTACATCGGTAATATCCAATTCAGTTCCTATATTTCCGGTACCTTTACTAGTTACAGATTTACTGTCAATATCCATTTCAGATACTTCTAATGCCGATGTCGCACTTCCGTAAATACGCACATGAGTTGCTTTGAACCCTGTTGGTATAGGAAGTGAAGCAAATAATTTAGCTGAGCCATGAGATTCTAACCATCTGTCACTACCTGTATCATCAATCATTGCAGGTCTACCAATATCATCTGGTATAAAGTCACTTACTAAGATTTTTATTCTTGTGGTTGATC